TGTCACCAGTTGGTTCTGGTAATAATGTATTCTTTGCTTTTAACAAAGGTCAGTTTACTGGTGTTAGAGAAATGTATGTTGAAAGCGATGGTGAAACAAACCAGGGTGAAGATATAACAGCAAACATTCCAAAGTATATACCTTCAGAAGCTTTTAAATTTGCTAACGCATCTAATGAAAATATTCTTGTAGTATTAAGTAATAAGACTGGAGAGAAAAATAGATTGTATATTTATCAATGGTTCTTCTCTCAAGGTAGAAGATTACAAAGTGCATGGCACAAATGGATTATTGGTTCAGATGCAGACACTACAATTTTAAATGTAGACTTTATTGGAACTACTTTATTTCTAGTAGTCCAAAGGTCAGATGGTGTTTATATTGAAAGCGTAGACTGTTCACCAGCAGTAGTAGACACTGGAGCAACTTATCTTACTCATTTAGATAGAAAGCTTGCTAACACACAGGTCACTGAAAGCTATAACAGCAGTACCAATATAACCACTATCACCTTACCTTATGCTATTGATAGCACGATGAAGCTTGTAGGAAAATCTGGAGCTTCAAACAAAGCAGGTAGAGATATAACTATTGCTTCACAAACAGGAACAACAATAACTGTTTCTGGAGATATAACAGCATTTAATTATTTTATCGGTGAACAATACGATTTTCTTTATACATTTTCACAGCAGTATTTGGCTCTTGGCCAGAATACTACTGGGTCAAGAACTAGAATAAGAGAAGGTAGATTACAAATTAGAAATTGGACAGTCTCATTTAATGACACTGGCTTCTTTCAATCAGCAGTCACACCAGTAGGAAGAAGCACTTCTAATGCGACTTTCAATGGTACGATTGTTGGAACTGGTTTAACAGGTACAGTAAATTTAGAGGATGGAGATTTTACATTTGCAGTACAAAGTAGAAATGACAACTTAACTATTAGTCTAACTAATAATAGTCACTTACCTTCTAACTTTGTAAATGCAGAGTGGGAAGGATATTATGTTTCTCAAGCCTCAAACTCCTAAACCTCATTTAAGATTAGCTAGTGAAATAGATTGTATATATTTATCTGAACATTTAAGAGAAGATGATAAACAAGAAATACAAGCTGTCACTGGCTTACCACCTTTATTATCTTTACTTACAGGATTAAAATTAAGTTCAGTACCTTTAGTTATTTGTAATGCTGATTGTAAACCTGTTGCCATGTTAGGTGTAGTACCTAATGGATTAATAGGATTTATCTGGATGGTAGGTACAGATGATTTAAAAAAAATTAGTTTATCATTTTTAAGAAACTCAAAAGATGTATGCGATGTTCTTAAAGGTAAACACCAAATACTACATAACTATGTAGATAAAAGAAATAAACTTCATATTAATTGGTTAAAGTGGATGGGTTTCTCCATCATAAACGAAGTCAATTATGGAATAGAAAATAGAAAATTTTATGAATTTGTAAAAATATAATGTGTAATCCAACTTTAATAGTAGCTGGTGCGTCTGCTGTATTGCAATATCAAGTTGCTAATGCTCAACAGAAGGCCATACAAGACCAACAAAAAAGACAAAATGAAATTGCTCTCCAAAATAGAGAGAGAAGAATGGTCACTAAAACAACACAGCTTATAGAAAAAACAAAAAGTAGATTAGAAAAAATTGGTGAAGCTGAAAAAGTTGCAAGAAAGAAAAGGTCTATATTTAAAGTTAATAGAGAAAACATAACAGGTAATACATACGATTTCTTGTTAGCAAATTATTATGACAAAGAAGCTACTTATAGAAATAGAGTGTTAGGTAATATAGACAGAGCAAAATTTAATTATCTTTATAATACATTACCTGCATTAGATTTGAATTATCAAAGAGAAGCTACAATGGTTTCTCCAGTCACTAGAGGATATAACATGGCCTCTGCTGGATTATCCTTTGCTTCTACTTATTACGACTACAAATCAAAACAAAATAGATTTGAAACTAACACTGACCCTTACGATTATGGAACTTCAGAAAGTCTATACTACGATGGATGGGAGGATTAATGGCTAGAACACCTAAAGACCCAAATCCAGAGTTTAATCAAATGCCTGAAATGACTATAGAAACTGTTGATTACAATATGTTCTATAAGCCAGAAAGAGCAAGCGTAAGTGATGG